CCGCCATAGGATGAATCCCTCAAAATGGCAAACGCGTCGAAGTCAAAAGCGTGAGGTAGACCCGGATACACGGGGTAGTTTTGACCAGCCAAAAAGCGTATCAGCTTGAGGTGTGCAGCGTAGTCCCATTGAGACAGTTGTTCAGAGACCCGAAACCAAGTTGTCTAGCTTGGCTAGGGTCTCTGTGCCCGATGAACCCTTGATCCAGTTATCCCTGAATACTATGATTTAGATTAGTGTTAGTACTGTTAACTATGCGAATAGGGGTTGACTTTTTTTTGAAAATTCTGAATCATGACAAACCAAAATCCATGGACAGTCGTAGAAATTGAAGGCTTTTTGAGGAGGCAAAAGCGCCTAATAAAAAATGGCCTCTCCGAGCCTGATGCCGAGAGGTTAGCCGAACAGTTAGTTCATCGCGACAGAGATGCTGCCGATAAACGAAGGTTGTGCTTGGAGTGCACCAATTGGGTTGGTGAATGCACGGTACCAAAAAAAGGATACTGTACCGTACCAACGCTTTTGAAGCGTTGTGATGGTTTTCTTGCGGTGGTCAAAAAATGATTAGTTTAAAAAAGCTCTTGAGAAGCTGCGATAGGTGCTGCGATTGTTTTATCTGGCGCGGTGCTAGTAGCGATTGCAACCATCCAAGAATTGGGAAGGTTTCAACAAGGCGGATGGCTTGGGTGCTTGCCTTTGGTGAAATCCCAAAGGGACTTGTAGTTACAGTGACTTGTGAAAACTCGATGTGTATCAATCCAAGGCACATGGAGCTCATAACGAGAACTGAAGTACTTCAGAGAACCACAAGCAGAATCGATGTAAAAGCTCGAATGCTGGCAGCAAAAACCCGATTTTCTCGCGCGAATTACGCAAAGATAACAATGGAACTTGCCCGTCAAATTAGGGCAAGTGATAAATCTGGCGTTGAATGGGCGCGTCATTTGGGCGTTAGTAGCTCCCTGATTTCGTTGATTCGGACAGGAAAGTCATGGAAAGAGCCATCATTTTGGCGAGGTTTGGCATGATGACAAATAAGTGCAGGCATTGCAAAATAAGAATGCCCATCGAAAAGGCCAATTACGTCTTGCACGACGAGTGCATTGAACCTTGGTTGGCCGTGCAAATTCAGAAAAAAAACCTGAAAATTAAAAAGCACAAACTGGAAGCGCAGTTAAAAGACAAGCGCGAGACAAAAGCAAAACTTATGGCTCAAAAAACCCGCGGCTATTGGATTGAACGCGCTCAAGTAGCCTTTAATCAGTTTATAAGACTTAGAGACCGGCTGGCAGGTCATGCCTGTATCTCAAGCGGCGTGCCTCTTGACTGGACGGCGAACGCGGTTGATGCTGGCCATTACCGCAGCCGGGGCAGTGCGCCTCACCTGCGTTTTGACGAGAGAAACTGTCACGCCCAAAGCAAACGCGAAAACCGTTATCTGGCAGGCAACGTTACAGGTTATCGAAGGGGCTTGATTCAAAGGTACGGAGTTGATTTTGTCGAAGCTCTGGAGTCCGATCAGAGCACGTCGAAATGGTCAATTGCTGAAATTCAGCAAATTGAGAAAACTTATAAGGCCCGCGCCAAACAAATGGCGCAGAGTTAGCATGAAGCGCATTTTTATGCTTGTTCATGACCAGGCGCGTCAGAACGCTATACAGGCTGTTAAAGATGCGCCCGAAGGGTACAGCGTAGTTATTGCAGAGCCACGTCGTACTCTGGCTGAAAACGCAAAATTTCACGCAATATGCAGCGACATTGCAAAGTCAAGTTTTCAGTGGGCTGGCAAGAAACGCACAGCAGCGCAGTGGAAAGTTCTGCTTGTTTCAGCCCATGCAGTTGCAACAAAAGAAAGCGCCGAAATGGTGCCGGGGCTTGAGGGTGAATATGTAAATTTACGAGAGTCAACTGCTTTGATGAGCGTCAAACGGGCAGCCAGCTTGATTGAATATGCAATTGCTTTCTGTGCAATGTATGAGATTCTTTTGAGTAAACAACACTGACTACCACGCCACAACTACGGCCATGTTTCTGACGCTTGCGGCATAAAACTCAAAGAAACGCTAGAAAACGCAATATTTATTACCTCCTTAAAGAATTAGTCTTGCACAAAACAAAAGAAGATGTATAATAGTCATTAAATACACGGCCTAAAAACCAAGAAGCCGAAACATCCGCAAACCCAAGGCGGAGCATCACGGTCAAATGATGTTTGTATCCCGCGTACACACCACACGCGTAATTGGGGGAGGTGATAACGGTGTAACCCCAGCAGCTACGTCTGTAAATCCGATGGGGGGTTTGGTTGCAAATGATGAAAAAACAACTTGAGCAAATAAATATAGATTTGCTGATGCCTTATGGCAAAAACAGTCGGACTCATAGCGAGGGCGCAAGCACCGGCAAGCAAGCCACACACGTGTCCACAGGCGAGACGTTAGCAGATGTTGAGGCCGATAGTAACCTAGCAATTGCCGAGGCCGCGTAATGCCGCTTACCCCTAAACAAGAGGTGTTTGCGCAGGCTATTGTTACTGGCGTGAGTCAGTCAGACGCATACCGGGCCGCATACAAAGTCAGAGCCGGAACCAAGGCTGAATCGGTGAACCAGAGCGCATCTCGCATCATGGCGAAGGTCAACGTTATATCAAGGGTAGCCGAGCTGCGCAAGCCTATCGCAGAAATAGCGCAGATAACGCTTAAAACGCACTTAGACGACCTTTTACGCCTTCGTAATATGGCAGCTAAAGAAAAGCAATACAGCGCTGCAATCACCGCAGAAGTGGCAAGGGGCAAAGCATCCGGCGTGCACGTTGAGAAGTCAGAAAGCACCGTTTCCACCCGCACGCTTGAACCGCTAAAAGACGAGGACTTCCTTGGATGAGCTTTACTCCCTCTCAAGACGCTTTTGTATTAAGTGCAGAGCCTTTCCCTGCTTTTTGCGGTGGCTTTGGAAGCGGCAAGACGGCGGCGGCAATAGCTCGCATCATGCGTTTAAAACGTATGTGCCCCAAGCAGGATGTGGCTTATTATCTGCCTACATATGGTCTTGTAGAGGACATTGCCTTTCAGCGTTTCCCCGCCATGTTTGACCGTTTGGGCTTGAGTTACAAGCTGAACCGTCAAACTGCAACGCTTCAAACAGACATCGGGCGGGTCATTTTCCGCACGATGGACAACCCTGACCGTATTGTGGGCTATGAAGTAGCGCATTCAATACTGGACGAACTGGACACGCTACCGCTAGAAAAGGCGCGTAACGTATGGAACAAGGTGATTGCGCGTAACCGGCAAAAAGCGAAGACGGTAAACGGTAAGCCGATAGCCAATACTGTGGCTGTAGCAACAACGCCCGAAGGTTTTAGATTTGTTCACGAGCGCTGGGTTAAAAAGCCCGCGCCTGGTTATGTGTTGTTTCGTGCCAAGACGATGGACAACGCGGCGAATTTGCCGCTTGGTTACATAGAGAACTTGAGAAATAGTTACCCGACAAATTTGTTATCGGCTTATCTTGATGGTGAATTTGTTAACCTAACCGCTGGCAGCGTATACGCAGAGTTTGACCGCGCACTAAATGCGACAAACGAGACTGTAAGAACCGGCGACTCCCTGCATATTGGTATGGACTTTAACGTAGCTCACGGCGCTGCTGTAGTGCACGTCCTGCGCGGAGATGACCCTTACGCGGTGCATGAGTTCACTGATGTATTCGACACCCCTGCAATGATTTCACTGATAAAGCGGGACTTCCCTAGTCATCCTGTATTGATTTATCCTGACGCATCAGGTCAAAACAGGAAAAGCAACAACGCCAGTGAGTCGGACTTGTCGCTGCTTCGCGCTGCGGGTTTCAGGGTATGTGTAAACGCTTCAAACCCGGCTGTAAAAGACCGAGTTTTAGCGTTTAATGCTTTGATTCACAAAGACGGAAAACGTCGCTATAGAGTCAACACGCAAAACTGCCCGCAGTTAGTAGAATCACTTGAAAAGCAAGCTTATGATAAAAATGGTGAGCCGGATAAGTCGGGCGGTCTTGACCATGTGTTAGATGCCGCTGGCTACATGTCCGTTTACCGCTATCCAATTGTCAAGCGCATAGTCACAGCAAACTCATTCAGAATGTAGCATTTAAATCATGCATCAAAGAATCAACGAACCAAGAAAATCGGTAGTCGAAATGTCCAAGCATTGGCCTATTGCCGAAGTTTTGACCGATGGTGATTGCGCGATGCGCCAAGCCGGCGAGATGTATTTGCCGCGTGAGCCAAGGGAGTCGCAAGCAGATTGGGAGCGCCGCCGCTCAACGGCAACACTTTTGCCTGTTTTTAGTCGTACAGCTCGAGTGATGACAAGCAAGCCGTTTAGTAAGCCTTATGAAAAACATGATATTCCAGAAAAGATTTTGGAAGGTTTTGAGGACTGCGACATGCAGGGTAACAACTTGCATAGCTTTGCATCCGAGGTAATGAGTGACGCGCTAATGTTCGGTATATCTGGTGTACTGGTGGACTTCCCAAAAACTGAAGGTCGAGCCTTGACCCTTGCAGATGAGCGCAGTATGCGACCACGTCCCTATCTGGTGCACATCAAACACCAACAGGTATTGGGCTGGAGGTCTAAACGTGTTAACGGGGCAACAGTTTTAACTCAGTTGAGAATTGCAGAAACTGAAGAAGTCGAAGACGGTGATTTTGGCGTTATTGAAGTTGAGCGCGTGCGTGTTTTAACACCTGGTTCATATCGGGTTTATCAGAAAATCAAAGATGAATTTGCTGTGATTGAAGAGGGTAAAACAACGCTGCAAGTTATTCCGTTTGTGATGTTTTATGGCCGCAAAACGGCTTTTATGTGTGGTGTCTCGCCGCTTCTCTCTCTGGCGCACATGAATATCAAACACTGGCAACACCAGTCTGCCCAAGACGAAAGCGCCACATTCACACGTAAAAGACTTCTTGCTTTTATAGGTATGCAAGACGATGATACTGTGGTTGCGTCCAACCATTACGCCATCAATATTCCCATGAACGGCGATGTAAAAATTATTCAGGGAAGCGCTGAATCAACAATTGCTGGGCGTTCAGAATTGCTAGTCCTTGAAGAGCAAATGATTATGACCGGCGGAGAGTTACTTCAGCCACGTGCTCAAGTCGTCAAAACAGCTACACAAACAATGAGCGAGGATGAAGCCAATAGATGTGAGTTACAGCGTATTGCTCAACAGTTTGATGACGGACTCAATCAGATAATTGCTCTTCAATGCCAATGGTTAAAAATCCCAGAGGCTGGCAAAATAGAACTATTCAAAGACTTTGCGGCAAACACCTTGACTGAAACATCCGCACAATTGGTTTTGACCATGCAACAATTCGGATTGATTACCAAAAAAACAGCGATTAAAGAGCAACAGCGACGCGGGAACTTGTCTGCTGATATTGATGCTGACATGGAGCTGGAAAGCGTGCAAGAAGAAGGCCCTGCATTAGGTTCAATGTAAATGCCAAGCGTAAATCAGTTATTGGCAGACAAAGCGTTAAGCCACGCCGTTGACATGCAACAGTACAGCAACGGTGTTGTGCGCCGCATGATGAACGTTCTCAATCGCAGCGACAAACGATTGACTTTAGAGCTGGCGTTGGCATTAGAGCGGCTAGACCCTGCCAGCTTCACCGTGGAGCGACTACAGGCGTTGCTTTACAGTGTGGCGAATGTGAACCGTGAGGCATATGCCCAAATGGGCAAAGAGCTTACTGACGAGCTTAAAGACTTTGTAAAATACGAATTGCAATATCAAGCTCAGGTGCTATTGTCTGTGTTGCCAGTGCAGATAAGTGTTGCGACTGTAAGCGCAGAGGCCGTTTATGCTGCCGCGTTGACCCGGCCTTTTCAGGGTGTCATTCTCAAAGGTGTTTTGGATGATTTAGAGGCCAGCAAAGCGAGGCGAATTAGGCAGACCATTGCTCAAGGTTTCACCGAGTCTAAAACGACAAACGAGATTATTCGTGAGTTGACCGAGACAAAGTTTGAAGTAGATAGAAGAGACATCGAGGCTGTTACTAGGACGGCGCTGGGGCATATGGCAGGGTTTGCTCAAGACCGGTTTGTTGAAGCAAACAGAAACCTTATAAAAGCCGTTGTTTGGCACAGTACGCTTGATTTACGCACTAGCCAAATTTGCAGAATCAGGGACAAAAAGCAATACACGCCCGTAACACACAACCCTATTGGTCATGGTGTACCTTGGTTGTCCGGTCCAGGCCGAGCGCATTGGCGATGCAGGTCATACCAGACCACAATTCTAAAAAACAATAAGGAACTTGGAATTGATAGTCCAGATATTGTCACACGCAACGGTGAGCGTGCATCAATGGATGGCAAGTTGCCTGCAGATACAACCTATGGGCAGTGGCTGCAAGAACAAAGCAAGGAGCGTCAGATTGAACAGTTGGGGCCAACACGGGCAAAGCTCATGCGTGATGGCAAGTTATCAATGGACGACATGTATAGCAGCAAGGGCGTTTTTCTGACGCTTGATGAGTTACGCGCTCGCGATGCTAATGCATTTAAAAGGGCTGGCTTATAATTAAATCCTGCATCTAGAGCAAAAAATTGTCAATTTTCGGGAAAAAATATCTAACCATAAAACAGTCAAAAGAGGGGGTGAACCGGGTTCACCCCCTCCAAATATTAAGAGACTTTGACAAGAATTATTTCCCCTTTTCAGCGGCAGCTTCAATGCGATATTGATGCTGCTTTTATTGCCCGAGACGGGCGCATTTAATTAAAGTTCGAGAGGAACTTTCACCATGCCTTTAGCATTTACTGTTGACTCAATCGAAACCGTACCCGAGACCCAGCGTACCCTTTACAAACAAGTAGGCGAGAAGTTTATCTTGGATGTTGATGGCTACGAAGACCCCGTTGGGTTAAAGAGCGCACTTGCAAAAGAGCGAGAAGCTGCCAAAACAGCAGCAAAACAAGTCAGTGCATGGACTGCATTGGGACGAACGCCGGATGAAATTCAAGTCCTTGTTGAATCCCAAGCTCAGGCTGAACGCGACAAGTTAACCAAAAGCGGAGAATGGGACAAATTGAAAGGACAAATGGCAGAGCAGCAAAAAGCAGAGCTGCTAAAAAAAGACGAGAGGATAGGCAACTTGACAAAAACCCTTGAACGTCGTTTTATTGATGCCGATGCAACCGCAGCAATTGCAACGGCAAAGGGCGTGCCAGCGCTGCTTATTCCGCACGTCAGGGCTGCTGTGAAGTTGGTAGAAGAAAACGGGGACTTTACAGTCCAAGTTGTTGATTCATCCGGTAATCCCCGTGTAAACGGCAAGGGAGAGTTTCTCACGATTACAGACTTGGTAAGCGAGATGCGCCAGTCAGAAGTATTTGGCCGCGCTTTTGAGCCGTCTGGCACTACAGGAAGTGGTGCCAGTAGCAGCAATTCAACAGGCGGCAAATTGATGAAGCGAGCAGCTTTTGATTCACTTAAACCCGCAGAGCGGGCTAAGGTGATGGGAAGCGGCGTGAGTATTATTGAATAAACATGAAAGAGAATTATGCCTAACATTTTAACGGCACTCCAGCCTGTACTGTACACCGCAGCCCAGGAGGTATCAAACGAACCTTTTGGCGTGATTAGCGCCATTGCAGCCAGCTTTGACGATAAGGGCGTAGCGATAGGAGACAAAATCCGCGTACCTATAGCCCCGACTGCTGTGACAAGCGACTACGTACCCGCCATGACCTCAGCCGCTGGCGCTGATGCAACCGCATCTAACGTAGAAGTCGAGATTACAGCGAACAAACACGTGAGCTGGCACTTGACTGGTGAACAACTGCGCTCGCTTCAAAACGGCTCAACCGATGGCGAATGGGTGCGCCAGATGATTGCGCAGGGTATGCGTGCGCTGCGCAATGGTGCTGAACTTGCATGTGCGACTGCCATTAAACAAGGTGCATCCCGAGCTGTCGGCACTGCAGGCACAAACCCGTTTGCCACCAACATCGACATCATCCCCGATGTACGAAAGGTGTTGTTTGACAACGGTGCACCTATGGCTGATTTACAGCTTTGCATTGACTCCAGCGCAGGCACATCAGCCCGCAAGTTGGGCATCATCCAGCAAGCCTATCAAGCAGGCAACGACCAAGAGCGCCGCTCTGGCGACTTGCTGCGTCAGTTTGGTTTTAGCATCCGCGAATCCGCAGGTATTCAAACTCACGTTAAAGGCACTGGTGCCAGTTATGTTACGTCTGGCGCTACAGCTCTAGGGGTGCAAAACGTAGCATTAGTAACCGGCACTGGTACGGTGTTGTCTGGCGACGTGGTTACTTTTGCTGCCGACTCGGCAAACCGATATGTTGTTAGCAACGGTATAGCGGCTCCGGGCACCATTACATTAGGCCGTCCCGGCGCTCGCACGATTATCGCTAGTGCCAATGCGATGACCATAGGAAACAACTACGTTGCAAACCTTGCATTTGAGCGCAATGCGGTTGTCGGGATTATGCGTCCACCTGTGATGCCAGACAATCCGCTAATGCAAACCACGCTGATTAGCGATTCTACTGGCATGACGTACCTGCTGGTGCAAATTGCTGGTGACGGCATGGCCACATGGCGATTGCACCTAGCTTACGGCTTCAAAGTCGTTCAAAGTGAACACGTTGCTATTTGCATGGGCTAATTAAGCGCTGTTTTATACGCATGTTTTATAAAAGTGATTCATGCGTATCTGACAGAATTTAAGGAAAAAAATGAGCGATAACGTAACCCTGCCCGGCGACTTGTCAGTAGTTGCCACAGACCAAGTAGCTGACGGCTCGCATATTCAGCGCATCAAAATCGATTTAGGAGGTGATGGCTTAAGCGTCCCTGTTGTGGGTGCAGTGCCTGTTGCTGGTGATTTCTACCAAGCAACACAGCCAGTATCAGTCGCAGGAACCATTACCGTGAGCGGCGCATTGACTGATTCGGAGTTGCGCTCTAGTGCCGTTCCTGTGAGTTTGGCAGTGGCTCCTACGACTCCAGTGACGGGTGTTTTTTGGCAAGGCACGCAACCAGTAAGCGGTCCCGTTACTGATGACCAGCTTAGGGCAACGCCTGTATCTGTAAGCATGGCAACAGCGCCCACAACTCCAGTGACAGGGATATTTTGGCAGGCAACACAGCCGGTCAGTGGCTTGGTTTCTGTCAGTAATATGGTTGCTCAAGGGTTAACGGATGCACAGCTTAGAGCCACTCAAATAGCAACTGCACCCACGGGAAAATCTGCACCCTATTGGCCTTCTTACGGCGTACCTACATCCATAAGTTCACAGGGTCAAATGATTGACACAGGCGGTGCACTTATAACCCGTGGCGCAGTGCTGACCGATGAAGGTACATTCCGAGCAAACTTTGCGAATACAAGTTTGGCCGTAGCAGTTGGAGCTTGTACGGTTTTGGGAAACGTTGTCACTGGCGCTGGGTTTGATGTCTCTGATGTTCACTTAAAAGACTATTTCAAGTTTGACGCTGATGCAGAATCTGCATGGGTTCAGATTGATTCGATAGATAGTGCAACTCAAATAACACTGGTTTCTGACTACTCTGGAAGCTCAACAGGCGCAGCCAGTAGAGCGCTTATGAGGCCAATGACTGGTGCGGGTGGCTCAATCACTGTTGTTAGCGGTCAATGCGTGATGACCAGCGGCACGACAAGCGGCTCAAGAACAATTTTGTCTCGTGTTGTTGATTACGCGCCATTGGTATATCGGCAGCGCTTACAAGTTTCGCAGAGGGTGGCAAACCAGAATTTGCGCATTGGGTTTTCTGAAGCGAGCCCCACACCTAGATGGTTTGCAAGGTTCCGATTGAATGGCGCTGATGCCGCAACAAACGTCACATGCGAAAGCGGCCGGAATCCCACTCAACAACCAAGCGCAGCAGAAACAGAAAGCACTGAAATTATTGTGCCAAATGGCAAATCAACATTTGCAATGGCCGAATACAGAATAGAACAATTGGTAGAGACCGTGCGCTTTTTTATTGATGGCGTGTTAGTTGCAGAGCACTCAAAATCACTGCCAAGTGCATACGACGTAATGGTAGCAGGTACGTTAATTGAAAACACTGACGTACCTGCGTCAAGCACTACAGTAACAATTGATTACGTAACATCTAAAAATCACAATAAAATTGAAATTGGCGTGATGTCAGATTCTGAAAAGATGCTGGCATCACAGGTTCCAATGCAGGCTTTGAATTTCAATTTGACGGGCGTCATACCCATCAACACGGATTTAATAGTAGTTGATTGCTCACAGCTTCGCACTTTGTCAATGCAATGCACAAGCATGGGTGCGACAGGCGTAATTACGCCTGCTTGGTCTAATGATCGCATCAACTGGATTAATGCCACTTTGCTAAACGAGACTGGGGCATCATCGACCACGTTTAACACAGCAGTTCTAAGAATGACTAACGTCATGGCGCGTTACTTCCGCCTGCGCTTAACCACGGCAACAACAGCAGGCACAACGACGCTATTTGTAAATGGCTCGCAAATGGCACAACCTCCAATTGTTGCAATTCAGCCAGTATCAGGCACGGTGTCAGTTGGCACGCCATCAGTAGTAGGATTGGCTGCACATTCAGCGGTGGCATCAGGAAACCCGGTGCAAGTCGGCGGCGTGGTTGCCGCTGCTGTATCAATTGCTGAAGTCGCTGGAGACGTGGCAAGGCTGCAAATAACCACAGGAAATCAGCTAAATACCAAGCCATACGGACTACCCGAAACCGATTGGCAATTTGCAGGCTCAGCAGGTGGAATTATCAACACAGTAGACGTTGTTCTAAGAGCTCCTGGCGCTGCGGGCGTGAGAAACTACTGCACTTCTATCAGCGTCCAGAATGCAAGTGCTACAATCGCCACGGAGGTTGTTGTAAAAGACGGCGCGACGGTTATTTGGAGGGGCTATGTGGGCACATCAGCCATTTTGAATAGCGCGGTGTCGGTTGTATTTCCTACGCCATTGAGGGGCACGGCTGCTACAGCTTTAAACGTGGCATGCATCACTACGGGCGCGGCGGTTTACGTCAACGCTCAAGGATACCAAGCGGCTTAACTAACCGATTTAAATAAGGCGCAAGTTATGAAAAGAAACTACGATACCCGCACCAATAAAATCTAGCCAAGGGTTACTTTGGTAGAAATAAAATACGACAGAGACGGCAGACCTACGGCTGAATACATTGAACAAATGGCGGTAGTTGATGGGGATGGCATCGTTCAGCATGTGGAGGCATCAGCAACGCGCCAAGTTCTTGAATTCACCGCTCAGAGTAACCAACTAGTACAAATTTATCATCCAATTACAGGCGAACCAATACCAGGTCAATTTACAAACATGCAGCAAGTGATGTTAGGTTTGCTTGCTTTTTTGCGTGCTGACCAACTGCGCCGGGATGCCGCATAAATGTTGTTGCTGCTGACTCGCCGTACTCAAGGCGTTGCACCGTTATTGCCAAAACTGTACCCCTTGGCGGGACAGTCCCAAGGCTATCCGCTGGCTGGGCAGTCTCAAACTTACCCTCTGGCTGGGCAGCCGCAAAATTAACCAATAAGCCAAAAAATGCCAATCATCATTGAAGACGGAACAGGAATGGCAGACAGTGAAGCATATTGTACTGTTGCCTTTGCAGATAACTATTTGTCAGGGCGCGGCATCACTATATGGTTGCCTTTGCTGTTGGCTGAAAAAGAAGCTGCCTTACGTCGTGCAGCAGATTATTTACAGCAACGCTACAGACTCAATTGGGCAGGCTATCGAGTCAAGGATACCCAAGCAATGGATTGGCCTCGTTACGACGTGCCACGAATTGACACGGCAGGCAGTTACGGCAGTTTTCGCGGCACTTACTCTAGCAATATCGTGCCAATAGAAATACAGCGAGCCAATGCAGAGATGGCGTTACGCGCAGCAGCTGGCGAGCTGACTAGCGATGTTGAGCCTCAAGTCGCAAGTGAAAAAGTAGATTCGATTGAAGTATCTTACTTTCAAGGGGCAACCCAAATTAAACACTATCCGGTCATTGACCGGTTGTTAGCTCCATTTTTGCAGGGACGTGGCGGTATTCGGGTGGTAAAAGGATGAACGAATTTCAAAATCCCTCGGTTTCGCGCAACCATGCATTCTGTTTCTTTTGGTGTTGACGTATGACACTAGACCTGCGCGCTCGTGCTACAGCACTAAATATGCTGAAAAAGTTTGGGAAAAACATGGCTTTGAAAAGCGTCGTGACAGCGATATACGAAACGGCCACGGCAAGTGCGTCCCAAGTCGTCACGTCATATAGCATCAAAGCTTACCTAGGGCGGCCAAACAAAACGGAGCTTGTTAGCGGGCAAATTGTCGCATCTGATGAGGTTGCAATATTTGCAGCCCTTGGACTGGCTGTAGAGCCAAAATTAAACGACCTAATCATTGTAGACGGCAGGGACAGGCTTGTTAAGATGGTCAGTCGTACATGGTCAGGTGAACAGGTGGCGTTGTGGCGCGTGGGGCTTGCATCATGAGCAATGCAAATTTCAAGGAAAACTACGCTAGGCTTCTCAAAAAAGCAGGCGATAAAGCAGAACTGGTGGTGCGCAAAACCGCTATTGAGCTCCAAAGTATGATGATTGAACGTAGTCCGGTAGACACGGGGCGGTTTCGCTCAAGTTGGCAGGCAGGCATTGGTTCAATCAACACAGCCATAAGCGCCACTGCTGAAAGTGATGCACTGGGGCGTAGCGCCATGGTGCTAACAGGCTGGAAGCTAGGGCAAACTATTTTCCTATCAAACTCCATGCCTTATAGTAAGCGTTTGGAATTTGGATGGTCAAAACAGGCACCTGCACCCAACGGCATTGTTCGGCTGACCGTCCAGAATTACAGCGCCGCAATAGCGCGTGCAGTAGCGGAGCTAAAATAAATGACTATTGCAAAAATCAGAGCAGCATTAGAAACGCATCTGGGAACGATTACGCCCGTAATTCCAACGGCTTTTGAAAACGTTAAATATGACCCAGTTGTGGGTGTGCCGTATCAAAAAAGCTTTTTAAAAAGCAACACACCAGATGACGGGCAAATAAGCAGCCAGACGTATTTCGAACGAGGCTTTTATCAAGTCACGCTTTTTTATCCGCTGGGAACAGGGCCAGCATTAGCAGAGGCACGCGCACAGCTCATCAAGGACGCTTTTAAGCGCGGAACGTCAGTTTTCAGTGGTGGTGTGACAGTCATTATCATGAACGCACCTAGCGTGTCAGGCTCAATGGTTGATGGTGACAGATTTACCCTGCCCATCACCATCAACTTTCAAAGTCAGATAACAGTAACCTAAAATTAGAATTTTTACGCCCGTCAAACGGCAAACCCAGTCCCCAAAGGACTTTTTACATCTTAAATTGAAAGACAAATCATGCCAATCTCACAGGGCGTATTTAAAACTACGCGAATTGCACGCCAAGCATCAAAAGGCACACTCGCACTAACAGGTGGCGGTCAAGTCATTCGACGTGAACAATCTACTTTTGAGCTTGCAAAAGAGGCTTACACCACCGAGTCCGAGATTACAAGTACACAGCAAATGACAAGCTCTCGTCATGGCGTGAAACTTGTAAACGGCAAAATTACCGGAATTTTGTCCCCATTGACCTATAGCGACCCGATATCTGCTGTACTGCGTCGGGACTTTACAGTAGTGACCGCTATCACAGCCGCGTCAATCACTATTGCGGGCGCAGGCCCGAGTTACACCGTCACCAGAGCTGCAGGTTCATTTTTGACTGACGGTATAAAAATTGGTTTTGGTATCCGCTTGACAGCTGGCGCTTTTAACGTAGCCAATCTTAATAAAACCATGTTGGTTGTTGGCGTGACTGCTACCGTACTCACGGTGATGACGCTTAATGGCTCAACGCTTTTCGCTGAAGGTCCAATTGCAACGGCAACCGTGACCGTACCGGGTAAAGTCACTTTTGTGCCAACAACAGGCCAAACCAGCATCTATCACACGGTAGAGGAGTTTTATCCTGACGTGCCGTCTAGTGAGCGTAATCTGGATTGCAAGTTCACCCAAGTTAATTTGAGTTTGCCAGGCACTGGCAATGCAAAGATTGATTTTACCGCCAGTGGCTTAAATCAAACCGTAGCTTCAACCGCTTACTTTACAGCGCCAACGCCTGAAACATCAACTCAATCGCTTGTTGCTGCATCGGGCTTGTTGCTTGTTGGTGGCGTTGCTCAAGCCATTGTTACTGAACTTTCAATTAATATTGATGGCAAAGGCAGTCCTGCAGAGGGTGTTGTTGGAACCGACATTCGACCTGATATTTTTGTTGGAAAAGTTATGGTGAGTGGTTCATTCACTGCTTATTTTGACAGTGGCGTGATTCCGGCTCTGTTTACTGGTGAAATATCCACGTCTATTGTTTCAGCGTTGACGGCAGGTAGCGCTGGCAACGCTGATTTTATGACGTTTACTATGAGTGATGTTCGTATCAACAGCAACACACCTGATGACAATGAAACTGGCTTAAAGCGTACTTACAATTATGTTGCCGTTTTGAATGCAGCAGGCGGTGCGGCTTTGGCTACGCAGTTGACTACGCTGCAAATTCAAGATTCCGCCGCATAAAAAATCTCACATAAAGCTGGCAAAGACCATCAATAAAAAATATTCAACACATCTTTAAATATAATTCTTTTTTAGGGTTATGTGTAATAATGTATGTGTTTTTTAAACTACTATGAAAGTCATATGATGCTAGACCTAAAAGAAATAGACACGCCAAAAGCCGCAGAAGAAGGCTTTGAAATTGAGCTTGAATATGCAGGCAAACCCTGCGGCTGGTTTGTCACAGTGCGCGGTGAATATTCCACATCCGTCAGAAAGTGGCAGCTAAGTGTCGGTAATAAATTTAGGCTCAAGGAATTTCAGGACAAAAGAAAGGGCAAGAACGACGGCCCAGAGCCAATGACCGAGGCTGACCTTGAGGTCGGTTTGCGCGGCGCTGTTGTGCGTATCAGTGGTATGCGCGGTATTGTGTCTGGTGGTCAACCCCTGTTGTTCACACCTGAAGCCGCTTACGACCTTGTACGCCGTCACCCACCGTTTGCCGACCAAGTGCTGGAGGCGTCAGCGGACGTGTCAAATTTTTTGCTGAAGCAGTAAGCCAGCTTTGCGCGTTTGCCGAGGGCGAGTTTCGCTTAGGTCGACGCGACAAAGACGGCAAATCACTGCGCGAAACACTTGAGGTAGTGGCAAAAATGAAGGGCGGGGTAATGCCACAGGAGGGTATTAATCCCGCTAATTTGCCAGAGGCAGTAGAGCATGTCTGGCACTGGTTTTTGCAGCTTAACGCGAAGCGGCCTCAAGGCATGTGTGGCATATGTCCCATACCCGAATCAGAGATACACTTTTTCTTCCTGAATCGGCAAATTTCCCCGCAAATGTGGGAAGTTGATGCAATAGCCGCTTTGGATGCAGTAGCAATTACAACAGCACAGAGAAAGTAAAAAATGCTTGACCTCGCCACAATTGGCATTGCAATAGACACTAGCGGACTGGCCAAGGGTACAGCGGCGCTTAAGGAAAACGAGCGCCAAGCTAACAAAACGGCTGATTCCGTCGACGAGCTCGGCAGGAAATGGATAGACGCGAACGGCAGAATGCGAGATGCCAATGGCCGTTATGCCAAGTCCGAGCGCGAACGCTCATCAGCAATGGATTTATCTGAAAAATCTGCATCAAACCTGTCAAGTGGATTGGCTAGCTTGCAGAGGCTGATTGTGAGTATTGCAGCAATAACCGGGGCGACTGTTTTTGTCAAGATGGCTGATGAGATGGCTCTGCTTGATGCGCGTCTAAAAATTGCCACTGGAACGACTGAATCGTTTAACAAAGCTCAAAAAGACATCTATGCAATAGCCCAAGCAAACAATGTTGGAATTGCTCAAACAACACAGCTGTACACCAAGCTAAGCGACCCAATTAAAGAGTTGGGAGGAACGACGCGCGAAGTAGGTAAAATTGTTGACGCTTTTGCAACCAGTTTGAAAGTAGGAGGCGCATCAACAAATGAAGCATCTGCCGCTACTTTGCAATTTGCCCAGGCAATGGCATCTGGCAAATTGAGCGGTGATGAGTTTCGCTCCATATCTGAAGCTTCGCCAAGGTTCATGAAGGCGCTAGCGGACGGTATGGGTGTACCCACCGGGGCGCTTAAAGAAATGAGCAGCGAAGGCAAGTTAACTGCTGATGTCGTTGGCAATGCGCTAATGAAGTCGCTGGGACAACTAAAGGCCGAAGCCAGCTCTATTCCTGATACCGTGGGCGGTGCGTTTACTCGGCTGCGCAACGACGCAATGGTTGCCATCAATGAGATAAACAAATCCAGCGGCCTGACACTTGGAATTGCAGCACTTATTTCATCTGTGGGGGAGCTTATACCAAAAATTCAAAATGAGTTATTGGGCGCTTTTGAATCCGTTGGTGAATTTATTGAAAAAAACAAGTTTGCTATTCAAGACAACTGGGCAGAGGTAAAAGGACTTACAGGCGAGGTCTGGGAGGTCGTCAAGGCTTTTGTATCCGTGGTTGGCACCGTGACAACTCTAGGGGCTGGCACTGGCGTTGTCGCCACTTCAATTCAGACAATCCGCCTTTTGCTGGCAGGTGTCCAAGATGGCGTAACCTTCATAGGAGGCGCTTTTGCCACTTTGGGAAGCATGATATTCCAAGCGGTACTCAAACCTCTGTCAATGGCAATAGATGGCATGGGCAGGCTTCAATCCTTTGTTGGCAATAACAACATGGCTCAAGGTTTGAGTCAATCGGCTGAAAGCCTTAAAAACTTTTCGCAAGCCGGTGCAAAGTATGGCGACAAAATAGTTTCTGATTTTCAGCGCGGCAACAGCGCGGTGGGGAGTCTAAACCGTGAGCTTGCAAAATCAAAACAAGCCACTGAAGCACTAAGAACAAGCACTGTAACCGCAGCAGATATGAGCGGTGAAATGAAACGAATGGCTGGACGTGCGGGCGATGCTGCAAATAGTTTCAATTTGCTAAAAAGCTCCGTTAAAAGTTCTGGTGATGGCGCAAAAAAGGCAGTTGATGATTTTGGTAAGCTGCGCGACAAAATCATGGGCAAAGAAAACGGCACTGAGGCGGACTTTCAAAAAAACCTGGAGCGCATAAAAAAGGAATTTCAATCAGGTGGCATCAATGTGCAGCAATACACCGAATTATTGCAAAAATACATTGCACAACAAAAGTTTGCAACTGACGCTGTAAAAGATGCTGAAGATATTGAAAAGAAAGCGCATGATGAAGCCAAAAAAATAGCTGAAGAACGCCAAAAGATTCGTAATAATGACTACGAAAATGTACAAAAGTACATTGAAGGCGAGCGCGAACTTGAAAACTCACGCAACAAGTCCATGCGCGACACCCTTCAAAACATGGCTGATGAAACTACAGCTCTGGGATTGACCAATGCAGAGCGAGAAATAACTATCAAACTGCGTGAAATTGAGCGCCAAGGGTTAGAAAAAGGCAGCGATGCTTATGTTGAATATGCCGAAAAAATTCGTGCTGCTGTAAATAACAAAGAGGCCGTAACTGCTGGCATTAAATCTCAAGTCGGCATGTGGCAAACCATAGAAGGCGCGGCAAAGGACACGTTTATCAGTATTTTTGACAGTGGTAAAAGTTCATTTACACGTCTCAAAGACACGCTTAAAAACGGCTTATATGCCATGCTGTATGAAATGACAGTGAAAAAGTGGCTAATCAACATTTCTGCATCTGTGAGTGGATCCGGTGTCGCTCAGGATGCATTAGGTGCAACTGGCGTGGGGCCTGGTGGCGGCGTAGGTGACATGATGAGTTCTGCAAAAGGCATTTACGATGCCATTAATGGCGGGTTCACAAAACTTGGCTCCACAGTCAGCAGTCAGTTTGCAAATTTTGCGACCAGCAGTGTAGGTCAGTCGATGGGGCTGTCCACCAGCAGCATCAGCGGCCTGGGCGGGGCTGAAGTGCTCACGACGACTATGACTCAAAGCGCGTCAAGTATGGCAGCCGCTGCTGGGAGCCTCGCAGCGGCTGCTGGCGGTGTAATGGCCGGTATAGGCATTGGCTCCGCCATCGCGGGCGACAAGAAGGTTTTAGGTTTGAGCGGCACTGCCTCGGCAGCTATCGGCTCGGCGATAGGCTTCGCAGTCGGCGGGCCTATTGGGGCTGCAATCGGCGGGGCGATTGCAGGAACAGTTAATGCAGCTTTCGGTATGGGGCCCAAGAAAGTCACAGCAGAAGGCTTATCCGGAAAGTTCGGGGCAAGCACTGGCGCAGAAGTCCAGACTTACAGATCTTGGCAGCAAGAAGGAGGGTGGTTTCGAAAAGACAAAGCGGACACCGACCGCGCCCCAGTAGCTAGCGCCTTGGACAAGTTTTTAGACTTGTCTATAGTGAGCATAACCAGCAAAGCTAAAGCTTACGCTGCTGCAATTGGAGCCAGCTCAGAGGCTGTTACTAACTACACCGAGGACATAAACGTGTCCTTGAAGGGGCTGACCACTGAGGAGCAGAATAAAGCGTTAGAGCAGGCCGTACAGAACTTCAGCGACAACATGGCCTTGCAGGTTTCAGGCTTGTCTGCTTACGTAAGGGAGGGGGAGTCAGCTAGTTCGGTTTTAGCGACCATGGCAAACTCCTTGACAACGGTAAACTCGGCCTTCAACTTGGTCAACTTGACTTTGTTTGAATCTACGCTTGCAGGTGCTGAAGCTGCAAACAAAATGTTAATAGCTTTCGGAGGGGTTGATAAGTTTGCTGCTGGAATGAGTGGGTACTACGAAAACTATTTCACTGCCGAGGAAAAACGGGCTAACACTGTAAAGAGCATAACCCAGACCTTGAACGCCGCAGGCGGCAGCTACACAGAAGAAGCAATCGCAAACTCAAGCCGCGCCAGCTTTCGCGCCGATTTTGAGAAAGTTGATAACTCTAAAGAGTTCTTAGCCGCGATGGTCTCAGTGGAAAGCGCTTTCGCCAGCTTACACCCCGTTATAACTAGCGTAGCCAAGGTCGCTAGCGAGTTGTTCTCGGGTCTGGCGAAGGACGGCGCGTACCTGCAAGCTGATTTAATGGAGGCTGGAGGTAATAAGCAGGGGGCGACCACTTTACGGAGAAACCTTGAGGTGTCAGGTTACAGCGAGGCGCAGGTGGCTGAAGGAGCTGTTGCACTCTACGATTACAACGCGGACTTGAGGATTCAAATTGAAACAGCACAAGCTGAGGCAGCCCTGAATGAGAGGCTTGCTGCGGCAACTGAGACTACATCTGCGGCGGCCAGACGAGCTAGAGGAGCTATCGCGTATAAGAATTTAAGCCTATACGACCAGACGCTGGCTGCTGAGGAGGCTAAACCCCTGCAAGAGCGTCTTAACTCAGCCATGGACACAACAGCGCAAGCGGCTGAAAGAGCTAGGAAAGAAGTAAAGCCCGAGAACTTAAAGCTGTATGACCAGACGCTGGCTGCTGAGGAGGCTAAACCCCTGCAAGAGCGTCTTAACTCAGCCATGGACACAACAGCGCAAGCGGCTGAAAGAGCTAGGAAAGAA